ATCACAGACGTATACTTTCCAGTATTACGCTGTTCGTCGAATACAGGATGTGGGGCTTTATACCAATACTGCCGATGTAGTATTCCGATTTATACCGGCGCTGGCCGCGGGTTTGGCATACTATATATCTCTTAAAAAGGCCCCGGAGCGTACAACCATGCTCAAGCAGTTGTATGAAGAGGAGTTTTTACGGGCCGCGATGGAGGACCGGGATACAGCTAGTGTTTACCTGACCCCTGAGATTAGTGTGGGGGGATAATGGCCTACGCACAAGGGAAAAATGCTTTAGGTATTTGCGACCGCTGCGGTCAGCAGTACAAACTTAATACGCTGCGCAAAGAGTGGACGGGGTTTAAGGTGTGTATTGACTGCTATGAGGCAAAGCACCCACAGTTATTGCCCAAACGTAATATCTCGGACGCCATTGCTGTTAGGGACGCAAGACCAGACCAGCCAAGGCAATTTACTGTTTCTGCGCAAGCCCCGGGCGCTTCTGCTTTTTCCGCGGTAGGGATGCAGCCTGCCCCGGTGGCCCAAAGGTTAAACATGGGTGGCGCGGTAGGCTCGGTGACCATCACTATTACATAAGGGAGATGCCATGACCTATACCGAGCTTGTAGCGGCAATACAGGACTACACGGAATACACGTTTACCCAGACTCAAGTAAATACGTTTATAACCCAGACGGAGAAGCGCGTGCACAACGCGGTTCAATTTCCCTCTTTGCGTAGAAACGTAACTGGCGTACTGACAGCGGGCAACCCTTATTTGTCCTGCCCAGCAGATTTTCTTTCTGCTTTTTCTCTGGCGGTTCTAAGTCCTACGTTTGGGGGCCTAGTCCCATCTAACTATAGTTTTTTGGAAAACAAGGATGTGAATTACATCCGACAGGTTTACCCCGCTCCCACGGGAACAGCAACGCCCAAGTGCTACGCTCTTTTTGGGCCACAGTCGGGGGACCCAAGGGAGCTAGCTTTTATAGTGGGCCCTACCCCCGACATTAATTATCAGGTGGAGTTGCATTATTATTTTTACCCAGAGTCAATTACAACCGTGTCTGGGGGTAGGACGTGGTTGGGCGATAACATGGACATGGCGCTGCTATACGGCTCCCTTGTGGAAGCGTATACTTTTATGAAGGGGGAGACTGATTTAATCACGCTATATAACACAAAATATGGCGAATCCCTTATAATGGCGAAACGACTAGGCGACGGCCTACAGAGACAAGATGCTTACCGATCCGGTCAGGTCCGGACTGATGTCACATAGGGAGTAAATTATGGCAATCACACAGGCGATGTGTACCTCGTTCAAAACAGAAATTCTGGGCGGTACGCATGATTTAGACACGGATGTAATCAAACTTGCGCTGTATACTTCGGCGGCAACTTTAAACGCCGCTACGACCACATACAGTTCTTTGAACGAAATCACAGGTACTGGTTACAGCGCAGGGGGCAATGTGTTAGCTGGCGCTGTGATTTCTGCGGACGGCACTACTGCAATTGTGACGTTTAACACAACCACTTGGTCTGGGGCTACTTTTGTAACAAGAGGCGCGTTGATTTATAACAGCTCTCAAGCCAATAAAGCGATTGCTGTTATAGATTTTGGGGGGGACCAGTCAGTTTCCTCTGGCGATTTCGCGGTCATTTTCCCTGCTGCAAATGCCTCTGACGCAATTATTCGGATTTCATAATGGCCTTAGTTGTCAAGGATCGGGTTAAAGAATCCTCCACCTCTGCGGGGACGGGGGATTTTACCTTGACAGGCACAGTTTCAGGGTTTCAGACTTTCTCCGCTGTGATGGCTGTTGGGGATGCTACCTACTATACAATCGCCAATGACACCGCAGACCAGTGGGAAGTAGGCCTTGGCACATACAGCGCTGCAAACACTTTGACTAGGGTTACGGTGTTTAGTAGTTCAAATGCCGACGCTCGGGTAGACTTTGCCGGGGGTCCTAAAACTGTATTTATCACAGGCCCTGCCGAACAGTATGTATCGCGCAACCAGTCTGTAGCGTACTCAATCGCTCTTGGGAATTAAGAACAATGGCTAAAAAACTGCTCCACCACTACACGTTTACTCCCGGCACAAACACTATTGTCATTGACGGTATTTTTGCGCGAGAGCGGTTTTTACTCATTACAAATACGCAGTCTGAACAGCAGGTCTATGTCTTTAATGATGGCTACACAGGCTTTGCAAACATCACGTTTGACTATCCAAACGAGCAGACTACGGTTGTTCTTGACTACGACTGCAGTGGAATGTCGAGCACCGACAAGCTACAGATTTTTGTTGAGCAGGACTACCAAACAATTGAGCCTAGCGCGACGTTTACTGATCCCGTATCTAAGTTGCGCGTGTCGCAGCCAGAAAACCTGATTGACACCGACTTTGAGTACGGCCTGCAAAGCACCAAGTGGGAAACGTTAGAGCTTACTAAAAATATTCCTACGTTTTACTCTCGTGACGGAGATCAGCCAATACCGTTGACTTCAATGCAGTCCTCCGAAGAAAGTAACATCATCACTGTGGTCACGTCGGAACCACACGGGCTCCAGCGCGGGTCACCTATTATTGTTATCGGTAGCGCTTCGTCAACGACCGACGGGGGCTTTTTAGTTGCCAGCGCCACAAACACAACTACTTTTACATACCGGTCCAAGGCTATTCAGTCCGCCCCCGCGACCGTCTTAGACACATACACACAACTGTTTTCTGGGTCAATTTACTCTGGTACTGAATTTAAACTACAGGACCTTTCTGGTATCACAACAGACAGCGCAAACCCTAGCACGCTAACTGTTAGTACGGTATACCCTACCAGATTCACCAACGGCACTAGCATGGGGATGTCTAATACCGCCGCGCAGGCCAGCATTACTTTTAACACAGACGATGTTATCGTAGATAACTTTACGTCTGTAGATATTTCCCGCGCTGCTGCTACGCCTGCCCCAGATACCAATGGGGGGTTCGCACTAGGTGGCATACAACCCTTTAGTTTTGTACCCCAAGGTGTTTTTAACCGCGAACCGTTCTACTTTACGGAGGGCACGACCTCAATCAGCAACGGAGTAAACGTAACGTTTACAGAGCCTCACGGGTTTTCGACGTATGACGCGGTTACTTACATATGCGATACAACATCTAATAGCCGAATAGGCGGCCTTGTTCAGGGGTACACGTACTGGGTGGTTAAGGTTGACGACTATACCATTCGATTTCATACCATCCGCAACGCTAGCTTTAACTATGTAGTAAATATAACCTCTAACGGCGTTAGCGGCGGGATACTGCGATCATGTCTTGTACCTAACATAGGCGGCGGGGTACAATTTCAAAGCAGCGCAAATTATATTCAATTTTTTGCTGTTGAGCCAACCATTGGGCCAAGCATTGTACAGCGCGACTACCGCGTAATCTTTAGCCGGGCTAACGGCGGAACCCCCGCTAACTTTGCATACACTACAAATCCCTACTTTTGGTATAGCGCATCTTACGACTACTTCTTTAACCTTGTAAATTTAAACACTAACGGGAACTTTGCAAGGGTAGCTAGCACTAGCGGCGGGGGGTACCTATCACTATCAACTCGGTATGACGATTACGGTGCCATAAGGATCGCTGCGGCTAACGCCGTTGACGCAGGCAGTTTCTACCTTCCTAGCCACGGCCTAAATACCGGGGACATAATTACTATTACCGCTACAACGGGAACTTTGCCGAACGGGGCAAATAACGGCGGTACTTACAAAGCTGTAAAAATATCAGACGATAGAATTTCGTTGCAAACCACTGCCGGGAATACCGTTTACCTAACGTCATCGGGGTCTTCTGACCTCGTTTACCGGGTACAAGCTAAAAACCCACGCACAGACCTAGATCGTATTGTTATTCCCGGTCTCACCCTGAGCGATGGGGACGCTGTTAAATATGACGCTAATGGTGGCACCGAAATTGGTGGTCTGACGGACGCGGGCACGTACTACATTGCCTTTTCCGACGGTAGCTCAGCTAACCTCTCTACTGACGCAAACTTTATTGGCACAACCGTAACTGTGTATACGAATAGTTCGTTTTACACAAACCTTAGTAGTAACTATTTTCAGAACATCACACACGGGTTTAACACTGGCGACAGGATTTTATACGGCGCTCTAAATAGCACGGTAGTCGGTCTTGTCAAAGGAGCGTTCTACTTTGTACGGACTCTTTCCTCCAACAGTTTTGCGTTGTACTACTCTGCGGCTGACGCTGCTGCGGACACAAACCGTGTACAATTTTACGGCTACAGCAACAATGCTTCCACATTTACGCGGGTATCTGTTGTAGATCTAACCAGCGCCCCGGTAGGCGATGTGCAAAAAATGGTGGCTAGTTTTATAGGCGCTGCTGATGGAGTTTATTCAGTAGCAAGTACGGCGGAAGACCAGCTTTCGTTTACACTTTCCGCTAGCGACCAAATCCTACCGAAATTCCTTTCTCGCACCTGCCAGCAATGTTTTGACTCGCAGGCAAACGGGTTTTTTATACAGGACCACGGTGTTGTTTCAGGAGACGCGCTTACGTATACGGCGGCAGCACCAAACAACGTAACAGGCATTACCAGTGGCGTTACCTATTACGGCATTCAGGTAAACCGAAACATCTTCCGCCTCGCTGCTACTCAGGCCGATGCGTTAGCGGGTACCGCCCTTACACTCACCCCCACGACAGTAACCGTTGACCAGACGGGGGTTCTAACTTTCACGGGCGACGGCACTATTATTGGTAGCATTGCGGGGAAAGGAACTGTTTCGTACGCGGCTGACGGAACAACTTTAACGGGGGACGGCACAACATTTACATCGTACTTTAACAAAGGCGACACGATTAAAATTGGCGACGCGACTGTGATTGGGCCAAGAGAAGTAATATCTTGGTCCACTGCTGATTATATTCAGCTAGACGGTAACAGCACGGGGATTACTAACGGCGACCTTGTTCGTTTCTCAACCGATGATGGGCAGGCGTCACCTACCAATGTTAACTACAACACCAACTATTACGCCCGGATCTACGATGCTTTCCGAATTCAACTGTTCTACACAGCGGCGGGTGCTATTGCAAATTCCGGCGTTATCCAGCTAACCAATTCTGATATTGTCGGTACGTTTGTTACTGTGTACCCCAACCCCGGCGCGTTAACTGAAAGGGTTGTTAAGTATGTAAACAGTGATACGCAGCTTGAGGTAACGGAAGCATTCCCCGCTACAGCCGTAACGGGCGCTAACTACTTCCTCAACACGGGCTTACTGTTGCGATCGGATGGTTTTGCCCTACATCGTCCATACGACGGCGGGGTTGAGTTAATACCGTCTACAAATCCAGATAGCGCAATGATTCGCCAGACCCGGAAGTATTTCCGTTACCAGTCCGGTAAAGGTATTCAGGTCAGCTACGCTGTCAACTTTAGCCCAACAGCAGGTATAGAGACATACACCCGTGACGCTACGGTCGATGGAATTACTACCGCGACTATCACTTCTCGGTTCCCTCACCGCTTAACAGCCGGGCTAAATATTGTCATATCCGGGTCCACTAACACCAGTTTAGACAGTATCGGGTTAAAAAACTACGACGTTGCCGTTGTATCTCCAAGCGGGATACCTCAGTTTTCGCTCGGGGAGGCTCTTCCCACAACGGTTACTTTATACGAGGGCCGTACCTACCGTTTTGACCAAAGCGACGCGTCTAACGCTTCCTACCAGTTGTTGTTCTCCCTTACCGAAGACGGCGACAATAACGGTGGTACGGAGTACACCACTGGGGTTACTAAAGTAGGGACGCCGGGCAGTGCGGGGGCGTACACGGAAATAGTTGTGCCTTCTGGCGTTGCCACTTTGTACACTTACGCTAGTGGGTCTCCCGGCTACGGATTTACGGCTCCAACTGATGTTGACCCCAACAACAACCAAGCTAACCTGTGGAACGGCACCTTAAAGGTAACCGCCATCATTAATGACCTACCGTTTAGAGTGCAGTTGCTGGGGCAGCCTTCCGATGCGGCTTCACAGGGTTTGGTTGAATATTACGTGCAAAACTGGGAAAACAGCGCATTGCGTTGCGGGCTCATGGACGACCAAAACGGCCTGTACTTTGAGTATGATGGGCAGGAAATATCCGTGTGCCGCCGCAGTTCTACGGCGCAGGTCAGTGGGTATGCGTCAGTGCAATTCCGCAGTGGTGAGATTACCGGTACGTCTACCGCGTGGCAGTCTCAGCTTTCGATAGGGGATAGTATTGTTATCCGGGGGCAAACGTATATTGTTTTACGTATCGACAGCGATACGCTTATGTATATAAGTCCGGGGTACCGGGGCATTACCGCCAGCAAAGTAATTATTACTAAAACCGAAGTTACCCGCGTACCACAGAGTCAGTGGAATATCGATGTGTGCGATGGTACTGGGCCTTCTGGGTTCTACCTGAACATCAACAAAATCCAAATGGCGTACATGGATTATTCTTGGTACGGCGCGGGTAAAGCTCGTTTTGGTTTTAAAGACCAGTACGGCGAGGTTCGGTACGTACACGAGTTCACGCATAACAACCGCAAGACCGAAGCGTTCATGCGTTCAGGGAACCTCCCTGCGCGGTACGAAATCCAAAACCTTGGCGCTCCTACTTACGTGCCTGCGTTGGCGCACTGGGGCACGTCGGTAATTATGGATGGTCGGTTTGATGACGACAAAGCGTATACGTTTAACGCTAACTCAAACAACATTACGCAGACTGGGTCAGCGGCGCTTACCGTTAGCGGGAAGATAGACTACCTTGGCGAGTATACGCAGCGCTACGCAAATAGGTACAACGTCCCTATTGGGTACGCGTTACTGCTGGATGCGCCTGACGCGAACCTTGCGGCAATTACCAAAGGCGTGGCAGTTACTGGAACAGGCTTAGCGGCAAACACTATTGCCACGCTTCCCAGTAGCTCACTTGTTGCACCATACCAGCCGTATCTACCGTCTGTTTTGACTAGGGAAGGCACCGCCTCATCGACTCAAGAGGTTCGAGATCTGTTGGTATTGGATAGGGCCCCAACGGCTATATCCGGTACTAGCAGCACGTATTCGTTTGCAATTGGCGCTGCGGGGACCGTAGACGTAACTACCGCGGTGCCGTTGATTAGTGTACGGCTGGCCCCTAGCGTAGACACAGGAACCCCCGGTTTCTTAGGCGAGCGTGACATTATTAACCGCATGCAGTTGATTTTGCAGCAGGTTGGTATTTTGACTACACACGCCGCCGAGATCCAGCTTGTATTGAACGGGCAACTAAGCACGAACGCGTGGCAGCGGGTTACAAGCCCAAGCCTGAGCCAACTGCTAGTGCACTCTAGCAGCGACACCATTACTGGCGGCGCAAACATCTTCCAATTCCGCGTACAGGGCGGCACAGGAACAACGGGGCGCACGCAGGTTTTGACTACGCAGCAGTTGGGTGAAGTTGCTACACTTGGTAACGCTATCTTGGGTGGGGACAACACATTCCCCGATGGCCCTGATGTGCTAACGGTTGTTGCGATATTGACCGAGGACCCGTCCTCAGTTTCTGGCAATAACCCGTATATTGTTTCGGGGCGAATTAGCTGGACTGAAAGCCAAGCGTAAAGGGGTAGTACCGTGGCCCTTGGCTACTCATCATTCTCGGAAGCGCCATTTGCGAGTAGCATCCAGATTGGTGTGCTCCCCAATGTGTTTGTATACCCTGATGGGGTATACGGCGCAGGTGCGCTAGGCAACCTTTCAATACTTTCTGGAAAAGTAGTTTCGGGGGTATCCGCACAGGGCCTTATTGGCAACGTTGTGGCCACAGTGCAGCCCACCATAGTCGGTGTTCAAGGCACTGGTCAGATAGGGTACGTAAACACAACCACTAGCGACCAAATTGTCGCAGTTGGGGTTGAGGGTGTTGGCGAGATTGGCGTTGTAATCTTAAAGATTGACGATAGCATTGTCGTCGTAGGCGTACAAGGCAGTACCGCTGTTGGGCAAGTCACCCCCTTTATTTCCCCTAATATAACTGGTATATTCAGTACAGGGGAAATTGGCACAGCGCTAGGTGCTGCCGTTGGTTTACCCTTGGGGGTTGCAGGCACAGGGGAAGTCGGCGTAGTAACCCCGTGGGTTAAAAAACCAATTTTTGGGGTTGTAGGCGCAGGCCAAATTGGCACGGTTCTAATTGGCGGGTGGGCAGGTGTAAATACGGGAGTACTGATTTCTTGGACAAATACCCCAACAAACCAAAATCCTGTCTGGACTGAAGTGGCTACAAACGTCGCCACAACTGTCTGGGAAGAAGTAACAATGTAAGGAAGTAAGATGCCTAGTTCATATACAAGTAGTTTGCGGTTGGAGTTGCCCGTCACAGGGGAACTTACTGGAGATTGGGGAAACCGGGTCAATGACGGCATTACGGCACTAGTAGATGCTGCCGTGGCGGGTACAGCGGCTGTTGTACACGACGACACCCCCAACTACGCCCTTACGTTTAACAACGCTGATACTGACCAAGCTCGTCAGATGGTCCTTAATGTTACAGGCACGTTGACCGCGGGCCGCAACATTATTTGCCCTGCCGTGTCAAAACTGTACATGGTGATTAACGGTACAACAGGGGGGTTTGCAATAACCATTAAAACCCCGCTGGGGACTGGTGTTTCCGTGGCTGCGGGTCAAACTGCTTTTGTGTACTGTGACACAGTAAACGTTTTAAGTGCGTTTTCTTACTTAGATGCGTTGACCCTAGGTGCGCCCCTCCCCGTCCTCAGTGGTGGTACGGGAAGCGTAGACGCAGCAGGGGCCCGTACTAATTTGGCGGCAGCAGGCATAGCAGTGCCTCAAACGTTTACAGGGGGGCAGGCGGGTGGTATTGTGGAGCTTACCGATTCAGCAGCCATCACAGTGGACCTGTCCTTAGCTAATAATTTTAACTTGGTGCTTACGGGAAATGCGCACAATATGGAGCTTCCCACAAATATAGTAGCAGGCCAAAGCGGCTCTATTTTTATTACACAACCTGCTAGTGGGGGGCCTTACACACTGAGTTGGAACGCCGTTTGGAAATTTCAGGTGGGGTCTATTCCAATTATTACTGCGGATCCGGGGGCCTCGGATCGGGTAGACTACATTGTTAAAAGCGCTACCGAAATTCACGCCGTTTGGTCAGGAGATTATAAATAATGAGCGTTGTTGGATCAAATGTTATGGCCGGAGCCTCTAGCGGGGGGTTTACCAGTAAGAGCAGCCTTAAAATCCCTGCGGGGGGTGTAGCATACACTTTCCCGGCAGACGCTGACCGGCAACAATTTACTTTTAGTTTTTGGGTTAAATCCTTTATGGAAGGACTACCGCAAGGTACTAACGTAGGTATTTCGGAAAAAAAATCTCAATATTGGCTGACCACAGGAGGGGGACCGGATCCACTGTTTGTCGGCGGAACCGTGTCGATAGCGCTGCGAAAAGCCGAAGGAAATTATACTTTTTTTAGGTGGAGCACCAATGACGACCCAGTTTACCGACAATTTAACGATGCCATAAGCCCTGTCCTCACCGACGCATGGATGCATGTGTGCGTAGTTTATGACTCGCTTAATGCAGATGAAGACTTAAGAAGTTTGGTGTATATTAACGGGGTAAATCTGAATGTCAACTACCCTTTATCTGCTGGGTTCGGCACGCCGGGTCTGGGGGCACTCACTAGCGCAATGCAAAGTTCGAGCCAGCTCGTTATTGGGCAAAACTTTGACGTTGGCAACTACGACAATAACTTTTTAATAAACGACTTTCATTATGTGGACGGGCTTGCGCTGCCCCCTACTGAGTTCGGGAAGTACGACGAGTTTACGGGGCAATGGGGACCAAAACCTTACCGGAAGAGCCACGGCAGCTACGGCAGCTATTTAGACTTTTCTGATGGATCTACCGCACAATCCTTGCTTCAGGACCGTTCTGGGAACAATAATACGTGGACAGGAAATGTTGTTCCGGATGCTCCGGCAGGTTCCTCTACAGCCCCTTCTAGGGTATTCGACAGCCCAGCGTCCCGGGGCAAGCCTTTTGGTAATATGGCAGCGTTGAACACCGTTAGGTCAATAGGGATCCCTGCTAGCGGCACGCCTACCGTTGTGGGTTCGGTGACAGATGCGGGCTACACATTTACTGGGGGACCTGCACAGGTCCTGCTTTTTGGGGGATTTGATCCTAATTACAACGGGTGGTCTGGAAGTTACGTGCCCGAGCTATGCGATTTTTTTGGGTATGGGGCGTACGCAACACACTCCATAGGCCCGGGGATGAAAGTCTATTATGAAGTGCTTATTACTCTGGACTTTACGGATTATGACCAGTCTTTTGGTATTTTTTTAGGGCCGCAAAACCCTATGCCTATGGCATGGCCGTTTAACATGCTTCGTAAAACCGGTAATTCTTTTCTAACCCCACGGACCGGAAGAATTCCCGTCGGCTATACCGGCATAGACGGGAACGAAACGCACTGTTACGACCCGAAGACCGGTAATTTTTGGGAATACAATAATTCTTCGCAAACATACACCTCTACCTCGGTGTCCGCTGCGGGCACAGGGGACATTATAGGAGTGGCTGCGGACTACACTGCAGGGACAATTTCATTTTACAAAAACGGTGTTCTTGTAATCTCGACAACCGCTACAAACCCTTCTAACGGCGACTGGCTCCCCGGCTTTACGGTTCCCCCATATGGATCTCTAAGAGTAAATTTTGGCAGGTACCCTTTTGTGTATATTCCACCTGTCGGGCATACGGAGCTTTCTTCTGTTGCGTACCCCGAACCAAGTATATTAAAAAGTGAAACACAATTCTTAACTTTTAAAGATGTAGGGACAGGGGCAACTAAAGACATTACAGGGGTTGATTTCCAGCCTCTTCTTATTGCGTCTCACATAGACAAGAGTCAATCAATAACGGATTACTTGGTAGCTTACGAAGACAGTCTTATACTTACATCACCTACTATGGACGCTGCTGTTCCCCCTGCATCCTTAGGGAATGCTCGGACCCAGCCAGCCATACCTGATGAACTTATATATGCGACCCTCCCTGATTCTGCAGGGGTTGTTAGTTTTAACCCAGACGGCTACACGATGGGAACAAACATCACAGGGGGTTTTAACGAATACAGAACCGCCCCAAATCAGTTTGTTTATTCTTACTTGCAGTATCTTTGGAAAGACCCACAGGTTAGCCCTGTTGTGCTTAACACTGGTGACGTTTCTACTACTTGTACCCTTAATTCGCAGGCGGGTATATCTTACGTTTCATGGGCGGGCAATCAGTTTGCAAACGCCGTTAGATTCCCACATAATCTTGGGTCAACCCCGGAAGCCATAATTTTTGGTAGTGTGGGGGGCGGCGGCTACAACGATAACCAGTTTTATACACTCCATAAAGACCGCTACAGTTTAGTCACTAATCGTGAAAATGAGTTGCAGCAGGCTGCTCTTGGGAAACGGTGGCAAGATTTACCGGGGGACATTGTCTATCGTTATGGCCGAATGTATGACATGGACGCTAATTATTTTTATGGTCAAGGTCAACCGCAACAATTTACAACCCCAGATGTAAGGGACATAAATTACACCGGGTATTACTATTGGGCCATGTGCATTAAATCTGTCTTGGGGTTTAGTAAAGTGGGGACTTACACGGGCGGGAGTAACGGGACAAGGGAAGATCCTTGCAGCGGAGTTTATGTCCACACCGGGTTTAAACCTGCTTGGGTTTTGATAACGAGTTGGAACACTGTTGCCGAAGTTAGTGAAGCCTTTAACCCCAACCGCGAGGGGGTATCCACAGAATATTTATTCGCGGATAATGGACCTTATCGCCCCCTATCCCCCATTAATGAGGCCCTTAATACATACACCATGGGGCGGGACATCATGGGGGATGACGCCTCAACTCGGGCGGATAGTGACTCTAGTCGGGGGGCCTTTGTGACGTTTTCCGCCGCAGGATTCACTGTTTCTAGCCGAGGTAATTACGGTGCCGGGGCGGGTGAACGCCCTTTAAATGTTATGGGACAAAACTATAACTACATAGCATTTGCTCAAGCGCCTTCAAAATATGTCGCTAATGGCTTACTTAAGCGGTTTTCCGAATACACCCCATAGCCTAAAATGTATAAAGTTAATGGTCGCGCTATAGCTAATGGTCGAAGTTTTTCTATAGCGGGGGTGCGGTATCCTTCTAACTTCATAGAACTAGCCGATCGTTTGATTTTGGAAAAACTAGGGATAGAAGAGTACACTCCCCCGCCGTCCTTGGGCAGAGCACTAATGCACATGGAAAAGGTGCCAGACTGGGACATGGCGTCCGAAAAACAGCGGGTTTTAAGGCTATGCCCCGCTGCAACGCCCTTTGTCCAAGCAGAAATTGAAGCTGCGGCAAGCGCGAAAAAGCTAGCCTCTTTGTTTTTAAAGCATTCAGGGCCCATAGATGATCGCTGAACTTGCCGTAGCCAACGCCGCATTTGCGGTTATTAAGGAGACCGTAGCTAATGGTGGAGACATCATGGCAGCAGGTAAGCACCTGTTTAGTTTCTTTGATAACAAAGCGGCGATAGCTAAGAAAGCCAACGCAAGCGGCTCTGATTCAGAAGCGTTCTTTGCACTAGAAACGATTAAGCAGAACGAAAAAGAGCTGCAAGAAATAATGATTTACCACGGGCGGGCGGGGCTGTGGGATGACTGGTTAAAGTTTCAGGCCGATGCCAAGCGTAAGCGCGATGCAGAAGCCAGAGCCGC